GAATTATTGCTTCATCTCGTTTAGGCAAGCCGACAGTTACTGGCGGAACTTTGACTTCAGATGCAACATATTATTATCGAACATTTACAGGCAACGGCACTCTTACTGTTAGCGGTGCCGCTCTTACGGCTGACATTTTAGTAGTCGCTGGCGGCGGTTCAGGTGCTTTGGCTGCCGGAGGCGGCGGAGCCGGCGGCGTACTTGCTTTTGCTTCACAGGTTTTAACTGCAGGTAATCAGACCGTAACAGTCGGAGCCGGCGGAGCAGCATTATCAACTTATGCCGATGGAAACGATGGCAGTAGTTCAACTTTTGGTTCACTGACTACTTGCGTTGGCGGTGGTGGTGGTGGTGGTTATAACGGTTCTGCTTATGTAAGCGGACGTAATGGTGGTTCAGGCGGCGGTTCCGCTTGGGGAACTGGCAACACTTACGGAACTGCAACATCAGGACAAGGAAATAACGGTGGCTTAGGCGCGCAGGATTCAGGCGGTGGCGTTGCTCGTAACGGTGGCGGTGGTGGTGGTAAAGGCGCTGCTGGCGGTAATGGAACTATTGGAACTCCTCCTCCTGGCGGAGCGGGTGCAAACACAGTAACTAACTGGGGCAGTTTATCCGATGCTTTAACAGCAGCAGGATTAGGTGTTAGCGGTTATATTGCCGGTGGTGGTGGTTCTGCCGATGCTTATGGCGGAGGTTCATCCGGAGGTTCTGGAGGCGGTGGCGCAGGCGCTACAGCAGGCGGAAGTAACGGAACTGCTAATACAGGTTCAGGCGGTGGTGGCGGAAGCGCTACAGCAGGCGGTGGCGGTTCAGGTTTCGTAATAGTTCGTTATCTAAAGACGGCGGTTTAATCATGAGTCATTTTGCAGAATTAGATGATAACAATAAAGTTATTCGCGTTCTCGTTGGAGACAATAACGACCCAGCAGGCGATGAAGGCTATTCGTGGCTTATTGAAAACCTCGGTGGTACATGGGTAAAAACTTCTTATAACGGAACTATTCGTTACAACTTTGCAGCCATTGGTTTTACATACGACCCTATCGATGATGCGTTCATCGCTCCTATGCCAGAGTGCGGACATGAAGAACTATTTTTGAACGATGATAAATTGTGGAAGTGTTCTAATGAAGCCCATACTCTGTAAGGCTGGTCGACAACTTCGTGAGCAGTTCGACGATAGTTTTCCAGACCGAGATAGAACCAGTGACGGCTGGGTCGCAGATGCTCGCCATGTCGCAGGTGGTAAGTCTGACCATATACCAAGCGCTGATAGCGCAACGGTTAGGGCTATCGACGTTGACCGAGATGTATCTGGTAAGTCAAAGCCCGACCTCATGCCAGACATTGCTGACCAGATTCGACTCTGCGCCAAAGCCGGAGACAAGAGAATTTCCTATGTCATCTTCAACGGACGCATTGCATCGTCTCGCATGGGCTGGCGCTGGCGAAAGTATTCTGGAAGCAACCCGCATAACCATCATTGCCATATCTCTTTCACTCCAAAGGGCGATACAGACGGTTCGTTCTTTAATATACCCATGTTAGGCGGGACACTATGAACATGAAACATCCAGCAATAATCTCAGTAGGAGCGTTCCTTGCAGTATGGGGAACTACTTCTAATTTCGCTTTAGATTACCGAGCAATCCTTGGTTCAATCGTGGCTGGCGTGTTCGGTTACGCATCTCCTAAAAAGTAATGAACGCGCAGGACTTCGCGGCTATCTCAGTTGCAATCATTACAGTTCTAGGCGGCGTTGCGGCTTATGTCCAGTTCATGATTAAGCATTACCTAAGTGAACTTAAGCCCAACTCAGGCTCAAGCATGAAAGACCAAGTGTCTAGATTAGAAGCGCGTGTCGATACCATCATCGACCTTTTAGGTAAGTAACACTTATCCCATGGCAAGAAAACGACCAGTCATAGATTTAGATACTTACTCTGCACTAGACGCTTATGCGATAGCGCTTAATGAATATTACAAGTCTTTGCGTAGAGCAGGGTTTTCAGAAACCCATGCGTTCTGGCTGCTTTCGGATAGAGATAACTTTCCAGACTGGATTATTCCTAACCTGCCTAATCGAATCGATAACCTACCCTACGAGGACGACGACGAGGATTAAATGAAAAGAATCGTTATCCTGAGTGACCTGCAAGTCCCTTTCGAGGACGTACATGTTACTCAGAACATAGCAAGATTCCTACAGAAGTTTAAGCCAGACCAGACAGTTACAATAGGTGACGAGATTGACTTCCAGACCATCTCTAAATGGAGTGAGGGAACCCCTCAAGCCTATGAGCAGAGTCTTGGTGATGACCGGGACAGGTGCGTCGACCTGCTCTGGGAGTTGGGTGTTACTGACTGCATCCGAAGCAACCATACAGATAGACTTTATAACGTCATCATGAAGAAGATTCCATCGTTTCTCAGCCTTCCAGAGTTACGATTCGAGAAGTTTATGAAATTCGATGAACTCGGAATTACCTTCCATAAAAACCCTATGAACATCGCGCCAGGCTGGATAGCAGTGCATGGCGACCATACGCCTATCAAACCCCAGGGAGGCTTATCAGCCCTAGAGGCGGCCCGTAGGCATGGCAAGAACGTCATCTCTGGACATACTCATAGAGCGGGCCGTAGCGCCTTCTCTGAGGCCTCTGGAGGCCGTTTAGGGCGTGTTCTGCATGGTGTTGAAGTAGGAAACCTAATGGACTTTAAGCAGGCTGGATACACCAAGGGGACGGCGAACTGGCAACAGGCTTTCGCCATTATGTACGTTCATAAATCAACGGTTCAAGTGGACCTAATTAACATTGAAAAGAACGGGACATTCATAGTCCAGGGTAAGGTCTATGGACGACCTAGACGTTGACATCAAGCGTACTATTGACGACCAGGTAGACGCTACAGAATTGTTACCATTTCGTTATCAAAATGTGCTAGTCGAGGTGGAATTGCCATTGTAAGGTTCTCCTAACAACCGAAACACGGTTGAAGGGAGATAACATGACAGTTCTACAGTTAATCCTTTTAGGCACTCATGGCCTAATCGGAGTTCTTATGTATAAGATGGGTAAGCATGACGGCCAGATAGAAGGCCGTATCGAGCAATTCCAGAGAGTTAACGGATGAACGCCGGTGACTATCTCAACGAAGCCAGGGCTATCATCGAAGACCGTGGCATGGACTATGGACACCCGACAGACAACATGTCCAGAACAGCATCCCTATGGTCTGCATACCTCGAAATGCCGGTTACAGACTACCAAGTGGCTATGTGTCTGGCGTTGGTCAAAATCGCTAGGTCAATGGAGACTGGAAAAGTCGATAATTACATCGACGGAGCAGCATACTTTGCTATATCAGGACAACTAAGAACCGAGGAGAACGAACTTTATGTTTAATTTAGATGATTACGAGACAGTCGAAGAACGCCTAGTGAAGTTTTGGAAGGACCACCCAGATGGACAAATTCACACAAGATTACTTGAAAATACAGCAGGACGTTTCATCGTTTGTGCTGAAATCTATCGAACAGAAGCCGATTCTCGACCTTGGACTACTGGACTCGCAGAAGAAACAGTTCAGGGTAGAGGAGTTAATGCTACGTCTGCTCTCGAAAATTGTGAGACGTCTGCAATCGGTAGAGCATTGGCTAACGCTGGTTACGCTACGAAAGGAAAGAGAGCAAGCCGAGAAGAGATGAGCAAGGTAGCAAAAGGCGCTGAAGTAAAGGCTAACATTGAAGAAGTAAAGGCTAAAATGGCTGACACTTCTAAGCAATATGTTCCAGTTCCAGTAGAATCTGACCCATGGACTCAATGGGAATCAACCCCGCCAGCGACTATGGAAACAGCAGTAGACACGGTGAAGCAATTACTCGGCGGGACTGCGCCGGAAGAGAGTTGCGTACATGGGGCTCGAATATGGAAGACTGGAACGAGCAAGGCCGGGAAGCCATACGGGATGTGGAGATGTCCAGAATCCAGCACTAGAGACATGCCAGGGGGCCAAGTACCTTGCGACCCTATCTGGTATGAAGTAGCCAAAGATGGAACTTGGCAGCCGCAGGTGAAACGTGGGTAAGTTATATTTCCAGAATCAAGATAATGAGTGGGAAGAATTCCCAGATGAAGAAGCGATGGCCCATATTCATGCTTCGGCCCAGATACTTCAAGACTTAGGTTACGCGATTATCTGCCAAGGATGTAACGAACCTCCAACGGTTCAACAGATTAAAACACGATATATCCAGCACTCCTGGACGTGTAAATGCGGTGTAATAAATTCTGCTGGAAAGGCATAACCTAATCTATGTCACAGAGCAGGAAACATCGAGGCTATCGTACCGAGCGAGTGGTAGCAGCCTACCTTTCGCAATGGTGGAGAAGCGCTAGCATCGGTAGGGGGTCTGGAAAAGACATCCATAACGTACCTTTCGACGTTGAGGTGAAGGCTAGAAGCGATTTCCAGCCCCTGGCATGGTTGAGGCAAGTTGAGAAGAGAGCAGCAGTTCCCAATGAACTGCCTATCGTGGTGTGTCGCATGAATTCCCAAGGCGAA